AAGCCAGAGCATTTGAATGACTTTGACCTTGCCGAGGAGTTCCACCTGTGCGAGGATATCTTCGACCGCAGGGTCTGGGATTGTGATGCCGAGTGCGTCTTTTGGGTCTTGAGTCCAGTTTTTTGCCAGTTCAAAATCCGTGCGGACCGAGACGTGAGTCTTTACATCTCCGGTCTCGGTCATAGTGACAAAAGGGATAGAAGTCCATGCGCCATCACCGCTGGAAAGGGGAAAGGAGGTTGGGTAGGCAGACATAGTGAAATAGGAGGTTTTTTTTTTGTTTTGTGTTTTGAGACTTGGTGATGTGAGAGGGATTGGGAGGGTGTGAGTGTGTTGAAAGGTAGGAGGTTGTGGGTTGTCCGTGTGTGTGTAGGGAGGGTTCGTATAGTAGCCAAATGACTTTTCATCCGTGTAAAAAAGTGCGAAAAGTTTTTGAGCCTAGGCTTATCTTTTAACTTCTAGATTAACGTTTATTACAAGATAGGATTTTGAGGCACAAAAAAAAAAGTTTTTTATTTTTAAATGAAAAAAAATAAATCTATTCTACCAGCTCGGCGACAATCTTCAGGCGTCTTGACTTTCCAGCCTTCTTCTTCTTGGCGACTTCCTCAAAAGCCCAAGCAATTTGATGCTCGGCAAACTTTCTTCCTATTTTGGTATGAGGATTATACAATTTCTCAAGACACCAAGCCTTGATTTTTTCTCCTGCAATCCTCCGTTCCGGAGATTGGTAGCGTCCAAGTTTTTCTTCGCATTCCTTACAGCGTGGAATGAGGTCGTGCCGACTTAACAACACACTCGCTCCAGACACACCGCAACCAGCCTCCTCGCAGTACATATCCTCCTTGTAGCCGTCCTCACCATTTCCCATCCAGTCGTCCAAGTCGTTGTCTGGGTATTTGTAGTCGCCTGAGGGTTCGTCCAAGTCGTATTGGTACAGAGTCGAGGAGCCATCGCCACCATTTTCTGGTAAGTTTTCGTATTTACCGAATCGTACGTAGAGAGTGTTCCACTTTACCCAGACTTCGTGGTCTGGGTGATTATCAACTTTCTCCAAGTCCCAAGGCTGTTGGACGTTGGCATAAACTGAATATTGAACCTCAATCGGTGCGTTTTGTCGGTCTTCGCAGAGGAAATCGGCGTGTTTGTGTTCTGTAGGGTAAGACATGGTTTTTTTTGTTTTGTGTTTTGAGACTTGGTGTTGTGAGAGGGGAAGGGTGTGAGTGTGTTGAAAGGTAGGTGTCTGTGTGGTGAGGGAAGGGTGGGTGCGTATAGTAGCCGACTGACTTTTCATCTGTGTAAAAAAGTGTGATATTATTTTTGAGCTAGGTAATCCAAATCCTCCTAATTAATTTATGTGGAGAATCGGCGTCATATCTTGTATTGAAAGATAAGAAAATCCCAAGAATTCATACCCAAACCCAAGAAACCCAAGCCCCAAAAGCCAGAGCTGGAATCCTTCTAAAATCCTCCTAATTAATTTAGTGATTAGGAGGATTATGCTCGCCATACTTTCCTATCAATCTCAAGGACTGAAGGTTTTCCCCTTTCAAATATGAGGATATAACTCATTCCAAACCATCGCCATACTTTTAACATTCTCATTTTTGTTAGACCATATCCTGCCTCATAGAGCCATTCCAACCTACGAGTAGTCAGGTTATTTACTCCTATCAGTAGGCTTATAATTCTTGGATTTAATTCAATATTTTTCTTAATCCATTCATCTAAATTAGAATAGGGAGGATTCTGCACTATAATATCAGGCTCACCATCATACTCGAAGAAATCCCTCCCTTCCAATATCTCACAATATTCTTTAGGATTTCCTCTAGGAAACTGATTATAGTACGAGCCATTATTCTTACAAGGGTCTAGCCATATTTCTCCTTCTCCGTGGTCTATCATATCAATATTCAATTTTGCCAGTAATGGAGGTGTTATAAATACGTCTCTTGGCTCATCTCTTGACTTTATCTTATGAGATTGGGAGGAACTCATCTATTCTATATTATCCATATATAATTAATTAGGAGGATTTTACTCAATTCTCATCTCTGGGCTTTTTGGGGCTTGGGAAGCTTGGGTTTTGGGAGATTTCTTGGGTTTTTTTATCTTATATTGAAAGATAACGGCGCCGAATTCTCCATATATCGCATAATTAGGAGGATTTCAGCCGATGATTCTCTGGGCTTTTTGGGGCTTGGGAAGCTTGGGTTTTGGGAGATTTCTTGGGTTTTTATCCTCCCTCCAACCGAATAATTTCATCCAATAGTTCTTCTATGAATTCCTCCATACCTCGTCTAATACTTCTATCAACATCAAATCCTTGGTCTAGGAAGAATTTAATGAGAGTTGAAGCGTAGCTATTTTCGATATAGTCGAGTTCCTCCTTATTCGGCATTCTAAATATATAATATAACGTTATATATTTAAGTAATTTACATTCCCAATTGTTTGGAAATAAAATAAAATTGTAATTCCCTAATCGTACATTTACACACACTCCTTTTTTCTCCACAACATCCGCACGTCTTATCCATCTTATAAATGGGTATAACGTTATGCCTTTAAGCTATTTACATAGATTTAACAAGGCTCTGTAAGTTGAAGGGGGACATGTGTCTAACAAACGTCTGCTGGAGGAGCGGATTAGTAGCATTCGCACCTGAACGAGAAACAGGCAGTTTAGCATTTCCAGTATTTACCCCTGACTCAAGGGTAAGGTTATAATCCTGATTCACGAAATTCTGGATATTTCCCATATTAAAGGTAAAATCTGCTCCCACACCTACGGCATTCGGCACCATGTTATTTCCAGCAAGGGTGGTCGTCCCTGCCTGATAAACGGAGGCATCAGCCACCAAAGAAGCATTTTGCTGTTTAAGAGTAGCGGAAGAATGATAAGGTGCCTTTCCTCCTAACAAGGCGTATTCAAACTGACGGCGCACCTCACAATCACCCATCTGCATCAAGGGGTGAGGCATAGCTGGAGGATTCACGCCATTCGCAGTTGTACCTCTTTCAACGGAGGAATCAAAGAACGGCACCATTTGTGTTTTATAGTCAAACGGATAACGGAGTCCATTTTTACCCTGCTGATTAGCACGTTCGCCTACAGCGTGGCGGAAGTTATTGGCGTTCTTTTGGACGTTGTTAGTTTGGTCGTTATCGAGGAAAAGATTCACCATAGATTTTACCATAGAGAGTTGAGGGATATAAGAATTACTATTCACGGAGGATTGGACGTCATTAATAAGGTTGAGGCGAGAGTTTAGCATAATGGCGCTGGGGTAGGAGGCAAGTTCTTGCGCTGTAGGAATCACATATCGTCCCTCTAATTTAAGATTTTTCAGGGCATACGACATCGTCGCTGCCGTGTTAGCAGTAGGAACTTGAGCAACATCATATCTGTTAAAGCGATTACAGAATACCTGCGAATCCGGATTGAGATGAACCGAGATAAGAAGACCTCCTGTGTAGTCATTTCCTAAATGTAAGGGAAGACTATTCAGCAAATCAAGGTTAAGGCGAATGGAGAAATGTTGCCCTATACACTTATCATTCACAGAAGCAAGTCCAGTCATAGTTGCTGGGTCAGCCGCGCGGTTAATACGACGATTCACAAAGTTAGCATTACTTCCTGAACTTAAACCCCTGACTAGGGGGGATTCAACATAATCGTCGTTATTATGAGTGTAGCATTCCAAGAGACCCTCATATTGAGCGTAGTTAATAGCGGAGGTTAGCTCTACCTGCGATTTCTTTGACTGGACCACCACCTTATCAACTACGTTTTTAATTCCTCCCCAATTAGGAATATTAAGCATGGTAGCGGAGGTAACTCCAGCATTAGAGTTATTAAGGTTATCATCGGTAACAACTGCATCATCAAAAATTGTATTATCCCCTGTCTTCTTTACGACGAATTGACCCACAAGGTGAAGAGTAGGAGTTTCTAAAAGCGCCATCTGTGAAGGCACGGAGAATCGAATCGTAGGGAATCCGTCCCTGTGTGAAAATCCACCAGAGATGACAGAACCTCCTATAATATTCATAGGATTGTCATTAAGTGGAGAAATACTAAAGTGTTTTTTGAGGACTGGCATATTATAATATACCATAATATAAAAATATTACCAATTCACCCTCCTCGACCAATAATTAGCTGAATTTTTATCATTCTTCGTAAGTTTCCCTGCCTTGTTTTTAATTCCTCCAGAGCGGTCAAGATAATTCTTCTGTCTCTTTTTGTCCTTATGTTTTGTAAAATCACTCATAGATGAATCGCCGAAATGAATTAGGCGTTTCTTATCACCCTTCATAACATAGACCATCCCCTTTTTCCCTGCTCGTGTCGATTTCTTCGGTTTATACAAGGGTTTGTTTTTCTTAAAATCATCCATTTATATATACTAATATTTTTTAACTCTTCCTTTTTCTTTTTTTTCCTTCACCGCCTTTTTCTTATCCGCCTTGGATAATTCTCCCATAGTTTTAGGAGTATCTTTAGTTATCCGTTTTGTAGGTCTAAATATTGTCCCACCCTCTTTGTACGTTTTCTTCCCCTTCTCGGTTTTCCATTCCTCCTTATACCATCTTCCAAGCCCTTTGGAATCGTCCTTTTTGCCTTCGTAAGTTCCTCCAGCTTCTTTATATTGCTTAACAATTTGCCCACTTCTATAGGCGGAATGCGTAGGATTTGCCTTATAGACCTTTTTCTTAATCCGGTCGTACAATTTTTGATTGGTTGGTTTTGCCATCGCTGATATATACGGATATAATATTGTTGGAATCCTCGTAAATATTTACGAGAATTACAAATGATAATCTCGTCCCAAAAACCCACACAATCCAACCACCAAAAGGTGGGGGTCAGGGTATGCCTCAAATCCTCCTAATTAATGAGCTTGGACTTTTTATCTACTATAGTGAAATTGATAACGGCACTACGTAAGTAGGACGCTGGACTATCATCCAGAGCATTCCGTATCTCTATATCAAAGTAGTTGGTTTTGAAATTTTGATTTTTCATGTCGCTTATATTTTTGAGATATGGCTCATAATACCCTATCAACCGATTATCCACAACATATTCCGTTTGATAAGGGAGGGGTACGTTTGCCAAGATATTCTTATTATATCCTGCTTTTGTTTCATTTACAAGACGTGCGTCTCTCGTATTCTTGTAATTCCTCAAAGGGAGGTTATTAATATAAATCACATAAGCGTCATCACTTGTATCAGCATAAAGGTCTTGTAATGCTACTAATCCTGCATAAGCTTGGTCTCCACCACCTCCTCCACGGAATTGAAAATCTGGGAGGATTGGAAAGTAATCATTCTCATAGTGGGGCAGGGTTGGGTATATGGGATGGCTGGTAAATTGCTGGACTATTGATTGTCCGTCTTTCGCCACTTCTGTTTTACTACTATCTATATAGGAGGATAATTCAGCCGAGAATTTAAATCTCATTCTATCAATCAACACACGAGGCTCAGCATCACTACCCCTACTAAATGGAGTATAACTTACCCTTGAAAATCCTCCATTCTGTGAAACCGAAGATAAAAGCGGATGGAACGGAACATTCATATTTATCATATCTTTACTTTGAGTATTTGTAAAAGTTTGATTTGCCCCCTCCAAGAGTGAGCCGAATATGTACCATTCATTACGGATTTCCGCCCCTGTGTCATAAACCTCCTTCCAGCCACCTGATGTAGTCTTTAAACACACCGAGAAAAATAATTTCGTCCTATCTACAAAACCTTTATAGACTGATTCTGTTGGAGCATCATTCCTCCCTGATAAATATTGTGATTTATAATACGGAACAATCGAAAAAGAAACCACATCGTCGTCACTTACAAGCGGACTCCCATCTACTACATCGTCCAAAGCAATTGTGTCTAATAAAATCATTCTATCTATCTTGGCTCCTCCATGAGGGAAAAATTGTGAATTTTGTCTTATTGGTGCTTTTACTAAATTGTCTGCTGGATTATTAAACGCTCCCCCATAAACCTTGAGAGTTTTGTAATTCCCAGCATCTCCGTTTCTTCCTCCTATTTCTACGCCAAAATAACAGCATGGAACTCCATCCTCCACTCGAGGATTTGGAAACTGCGCCCCAGCATTTGTATCTAATGTCCCTCTCGTTCTTTCTGGATCAGCCGAAAATCCCATAGTAGCCAGATTAGGAGGATTTACCTGTGGGAGACCACTTGCGTAGGGGACGCTGTATAATCCACAAAATTCTCTACCTCCATCTTGAGCGCCATTTATATTATCTAAAATTCTCCTTGTTGTAGCCCACAATCTGGGGCAGGTTTCAAGATGGCTCTGTAAATCGGCGTCTCTCGACACAAAAAGCGACTGATTTTGACCGGTTCTTACTACGTTATCACCATAGGTCTTTATAGCATAATGTTGCATAGGTTCATCGGCGAGGGCGTAGTTATCGTAGGATATTGCCCCCCTCACAGCTGTCGTTTTCTGGTAGCAATTCCCAGCCGAGACATCTCCCCCATTCGTTGAATCATTTGTATGGTGG